GGGTGCATTTTCATTAAACTTTCTGGTGTATGACCAGGGGAGTTATGTTTAGCTAACCATTCGGCGTAGGGTTCAATAATGGCCGGATGTTGTTCGGCTATATCCATCAAAGCTTCCCTTATATTTTTAGGTTGGCTTCTGAATTCTTTGTCCCATTGAAAGAAATGTTCACGGGACATTGGATCAACAGATTCTCGTGCCCCCGGCCATTCCAAGGATACTTCATAAAGAGAACGTAACGGACCGGAAGTTATAGTTCTAGGTTTGATTTTGTTTAAGTCCGGATATATATTAGATAAATCCTTCATTCGAGCAATAGCACTTTGTTTATGTGGCCCGGACCCCTTGTTTGCCTTATCTTCTAAATCATGATACCAACTCAATATTTTTGCATGTGGGTCTGATGCGTTTTCTTCTATGGCTGCCCTTATCCAAGGATCATTTATTTCTTTCCGTTGAGCCATTTCCAATAAATTTAATTGTTTAAATTTATCAAGAAATTTAGGATCAAATGTACGTTGTTTTTCATACATTTTACCGCGCATTTCTGCATATGCTTTGGCTATCCCTGGTCGTTCAGCTAAATAATGGCCCTTGCCAAACGCTTGAGCGCCCTCCCCAGAACCCATATAGGCTGAATCAAACCGGGTGAAAGGTTCCGGTCTAGGCGATCCGTGATAGGCTTTAATAGCTCCAGCTAATCCACCAGTATCCCACCCGCCCCAGAGATCCATAGCTTCTTCAGCGCCGGGGACACGGTTCATCTGCTGGCCAAGTTTCCAGTCCTGAACTCCCCGATAGTTTTTATATGCTTCTAATAAATCTTGCAATCCGGCCATTACTTTGCTGCCTGGGTGGTATATGCCGCCGCGCTAATCAGGACGACTTTGATTGGGTCAGTTACGCGAAACTTGAAAACGAACGAACGAGAAACACCTAACCGTCGCCATTCGGCCCGTCTTAGATATTGGCCCAAGGCTCCAACCTTACACCACATTTCGTCACCGTAGGTGTAACCACCATCACGGGAAACCTGAAGCATGACACGGGGGTGGTTGTCTTCACGGGTGTCGGTTATCTCTGTTTCATTAATGAGATAATCACCGCCTTCTGTGGTAAGTTCTTCTAATCCGGTCCACAGGGTTACGGTAGAGTCAAATATTGGCAGACCCACACCTTGCTCCATGTCAAGGCGAAGGCGATAAATATGGAGTCGATTAAAAGTCGAATTTGAGAAAGCATGCGGAGTAATTAATTCCCGGACAATAGTATCACCGTTATCAGTATAATAGCTTGGATCCAAATTATAAATCCGGCCATTCCTGTAATCACTAACAACAATTTCATTCTTGAATTGCGCTCCCCATTGAGCGTAATGACGACCTACATTGCCCGACTCCAACACCGACCATGCCTGGGTGCTGGCGTCATATAACCATGTTTTTTTAGCCGTATTAAAGCTGATCTGGTAGAATTCATGCCCATTTTGGCGATAACTGAAAGCAGTGGCGTCTCCAATATTCTGGTATTGGCTGATGTTATAGTCTAAATCCGGGGTAGAAACGACAACAGGGGTGTAATTTTGAACACTAAAAACTGAAACACCACCCCGACGAGTACGGCCAAGGTAAAAAAGCTGACCATTACAACGAGCCACAGACCACCGAGCAGCAAGTCCCACATCGGTAGGTGAGCCGGAAATCCTTGCGAACGGGAATGGAAAGCCACCATTATTTTGCCAATATTCCTGTGAAATAGTGCCCAAAAGAACGATATTGCCGTTATCAACCGCTACTGCCTCTAACTGGTCGGTATAGGCTTCCTTGCTGGCGAATTGGAGTGGGTCCCAATAGAATCCATCATAATTACCAGAGATCCAGAATTGTTTCGTTCCGGAGACGTTAATGACAAAATAGCTATCAATGAATGCTACTGTGTTAGCAACAGGGAAATTAACGCCAGTATAAGCGGAAGTAATATGGCGAAAATCATTGACCACCTTGAGATTACCAGTGGCTGACCCAGATCCAGAGGTCGTGAATTGCCACGTATTTGCCGGTACGCACGTGCCTGTTGTTCCAGGAGTTGACGGTGCAACCGCAGTTGCTGCAAAGATCGTGCCATATTCATTAGAATTAGCTCCTACTTCAGACCAAACAGTAGTCCCCGGAACCGTGATTACATATTGAACACCGATAACAAGATTGTTAGTGCCAATAACGAAAGCAGGATTTGAAACAGTATAATCACCATCGGGAATAGTAACATCCCCTTCGACATGGACGATTTCACCGGTCTTCCTCGTGTGTAACGTTTCGGTGACAGTAACGGTGGTGGAGGTCCTGCTGTATGCCAGATCCCCACTCGTTGGGGTATAAATATAACCCGTCTTCCCGTCCACAATCATCAACTGTAGCCCATTATCGGCCATGCTGACGTTACCGGTGGTCGTGTCCAAGGTTCCGCGTTCGATGTAGGTACCGTCGCCACGGATTTCGAACAGCTGGTCGTAGGACACAACAAACAGCGTGTTGATGGCTTCAAACCACCACATGCCGCGCACTGGTTGATTACCCAAATCCGTGAACAATCGAAGTCCAGGAGTACCATATGCCACCAGGGAGGATTTATCCCCCTCTGGTTTCACTTCCATAAACAAGTTCAGCCGCTTTTGGGCTGTAATGGCCTTAGACCGTCCTGCGATCCCCGGCCCAAGAATAGGAAGTTGTATGCTATCTGGCATTGTGTTATAATTAGATGGTAACTAATAGGAGATAGCAATGGAAATTTGGAAAGCAGTTCCCGGCTTGGAAAATCGTTATTTTGCGTCTAACACCGGAAAGATCAAAGGAATATTTACATGTGGGGGCCATGGAAGACCTAGAATCCTTAAAACATGCCTTGATGAACGTGGATATGAGAAGATTTATATTATGACCGACAATGGCAAAAGAACAACACGAGTCCACATTCTCATTTGTCTTGCCTTTGTTGGCCCAAAACCTTCTGATCGTCACACTGTTAATCATAAGGATGGTAATAAATTAAACAACACCCCTGATAACCTTGAATGGGCCACATTTAGTCAACAAATGGTCCATGCCTACGAAGTTCTTGATATTGGTAGAAATATGGCTAGGGGACATGGAAATCATTGGCTTGCCGTATATACTGATGATGAGATTCGAGAAATTCGTAGATTATATCAGAGTGGAATGGGTTACCATAAGATAATGAACCATTTTGGCAATAAATCCAGTTGGGTCACGGTACAAAGAATAATAACCGGTAAATGTTATCGGCACGTTGTTTAGCGGCCATAACCGTCCGAATATACGGAATACCGCATTTGCGAAGTGTTAAGCAGAGCGTTGTCTGTTTGTAACGTGGGTGTGCGCTGATTCATTCTTTTTATAATTCTCAATGCGTTTTGGGCAAGTGCAGCAGTCGTTGGTCTTATAGAAAATTGATACTCTTCGGCAATCCGAATGGCTAGATTGAAGACCAGTGCTTCCCAATAACCTGGAGGCAATTCCAAGTAACAGGTAGGATCGTTGATCAAACACAACGGTTTCCAGCTAGTCAGTGTTATGGTTTCGTTACTGGCCGCGCATATTGGGTAAATATAAACCGTGCCAAGCGGGAATGCCGGTTCGTAATACAGGTAGCTGGGGAAATTAGTAGTGAGGGTCTTCAGCCTGATGGCGTTGTAGTCATCATAATTGAGGACCTGCATCGGGTAGTCAACTGGGATAGACCCAGCTTGGATCGTCAGGTAGGCGTCAACAATCTTCGTGGGCCTGACCGTGTTCCAGTCACCACCATATCCGATCGTGAACGGATTCTGACCATTGGTCAACGGGAATGTCTCTCGCGTGACCTGGTAGAGCATCAGCTCCTCGACGCCCCATTGGTCAATCATCCGGTTGAGGGACTCTATGCCGTCCTCAAGCTCAGCGGCGGTGATGTCTGTGTCGCTGGCGGACACTTGGATTAACCGCATGGCCGATTTCACCAGATCAAACCCGGTGTACATCTGACCCACATTTTGGATTCGGCCTACCCCACCACCGGCAGCAGTCGTACTGACCGGGTTAGTAACGGACCATAGGTCAGGGTCTTCAGCCCATAACTGTTCCTCAAGACTCCAAATAGTGCTGTTAACACTAGCAACATCATAAATCCAGGCAGGACGGCACAGGTTGCCCCCGAACACCTGTACATCATAAGTCAGCGCGTTATCGGCAACAGCAAAGGAAACTACGCCATCTTCTGCTAGCGCGAATGGCTGATCTATCTCACTGGTTAACGCCGTACTGGTGTAGATCGTCGCAAGCGTCTTTGTACCGCCAAGATATACGTTGACGTACGATTGCCCGAAGCAAGCCCCTACGGGGGGAACTAGCGTGATGGTGTAAAGTGCTGTAGCCATTAGAATCCTAGGTCATTCAGCTTGCGACGCAAACATGCACATTCCAGCGCCAGAGCCTGTTCATAACAAACACTGTACATATCTCCTTCATAGTGTACTATTTCATAATCCAACGCATTTAGTCCCTCTGATGCAAAAGCTTCTATGATGTGTTGGGCAATAACACCTATTTGCCATTTATCAGGAGACTCTTTTAGTTTGTAGCGCTGGAAATTAACTTTTTCCCAAGCATTTAGGATAATATTATCAATGTCAGTGATGTCTTGTTTAGCACGTTCATCGGATTTAGATTTCCATCCCCTAACTCCAAATCCCTGCGCCCAAGGAGTATTGTTTGACCCAAGGGTGATTGTCTTGTTAAAAGGCGTAACAGCATTGATTTCGTTGCCAAGATAAATTCCGATGGTTTTTTTGTTTACATCAGTACCATAAAGCTCTAAGTAACATGATTCTTTTCCAACAGGGTTCGTCGCTGAAATAGACGCTCCTGGTATAGCTTCGTTTGGGCAGTCCCTATACCAGTTAATTTTGTGTTGAGAATATAATGAAATAGCTTCATTGTACTCGGGATCTAATGCATAAGCATCAAAAATGATACCGCTCAAATATCTGGAGCTATGTGACAGTGTTCCCACAGTCTTTGGAACATTTTGACCTCCGGGAGAAACGACACATCGATATCCACCTGAGATTGGAGTATAAGATAAAATAGTTGTATTTTTTGCTACTTTTTCCCCGGTGATATATTCATTTTTATATGGTGTTGGATATCCAATCAACACGTCCTTGCTCGGATCAGATGTCTCGCTTGGAATCTCGCTGAATCTGTAGGTTGGGTTGAGATTAGTAATCGTGGCAATGTTATTATTAATTTCTACTTCACAAATAGCCTCAGCCGCCGCCGACCATTGGTTAAAAGTATATTGTACCGATGAGTGTCTATTGCTAGCAACTTGATCTGCTCTGCCGTCAACGTTCGATGCTACAGAAATACACCCGGTAACTGAATTATTAGGACCAACAACACCATATTGATCGCCAGCTCCCACCCCAAGATTTAAATTGTAAGTAACCCTACGGTCTAGAAAACCATTATTCCTAGTTACCAATCCAGAAGAAGTTGCTCTTACTTCATTGCCAAAATTACTAATTTGTGATTCAACAGATGATGTGTAACCTGCCCCGCCTGTGTTTTCACGCTTTGCCTCAATATAACATGCCCAAAGTGATGCTGGATTCCCCGGTAAATATTCACCTTTGGTGTTTGATTCATGGTTGTTTGTCCCAAATACTCCAAGAGCAATCGCCCCGGCTATGTTGTTCTTGGAGTATTTATTTTGCGTAGCAGTAAATATTCCATTATTGCTTCCTAGCCCCGGCTCACCATTGACAAACCCTACATTTGAAACAAATGTAGCAGCATATTCATAAGGAATTGAGCATGCTCTTGCTAATTGATATTTTGAACGTGGTGGTTCGTTTGGGTTGGATGTGTGAACAGGATCGCGTGAAAACCAATTATCAGGGTTTTGGAAAAACGTGCTTTTGTCTAATTTAACATCGCCGCCAATGTCTAATGCATATCCTTCTGCTGCTTCACAACGACCATTATTTGATACATTGACTCCTATTGATTTAGCGCCAAATTTATTGGCGCACACAGAATCTTGACTCACATTCAACGGCAAAGCAGTTCCGGTCAGAGTCATTATATTAGACCCATCAGTAACTTCTGACGTTTTTTGTAATAAATCTTTGTATGTCAGATTTATAGGTAATAAACCTATATCATCAGGTTGACTGTTAGTATATTCAATCGCGTCGACAAGAATATCCGTCTGTGATATGCCCGCGAATGTTTTTGTTACGGTAACATTTTTGAAACCGGTGGATAATAATGGCAATGTTCCAGTTATTGTGGCATCATCGACAACCGTAGTCCCCTCGACAAGAACATCACCGATATAAACAGTAATGGTACCTTGAGCGAAACCTGATCCAACTATGGTGAATGTGGTCATATTAACTCGGACTTGCAGTGGTAGGGTCAATGGAGTCTGCGTTCAAAATACTTACATATATAAACGCATCTGTTAATTGAATAGATTCCGCGCCCTTTGTTACAACAACATTCACGGTACCTTCGGTCCCTTCTGGACATGTCCCGATAATTGTAGAACTAGATTCAACATATGCGGCACTAATCAAAGAGTCACCAATAGTAACTGTGGTGGTTTCGTCGAAATTGCTACCTGAAATAGTAACAGATGCTCCTCCCGTCACCAAATCAGCATTTGGAGAAATACCCACAACACTCAAATCAACTGATGAATAAAAATATCCGTCAGGCATAGTGAATGTCACATCGCCATCAACAGCTGTTACATCGACATACCCTCTTACTCCAGAAAGTGTATCCCCAGTGATGGTATTTTCATCCACAAGAACTTGATTTGCAAGGGGAGAGGACCCAACAGTTATTGATGTGGTCTCAGTGAATGAATTCCCATACACAACAACCGATGTGCCACCTGTTTCTGGGCCAGAATTAGGTGCAATCGATGTGATTGACAGTGGAACAACATCGACATATGTGAAACAATCAGCTAATGTTACAGTTATGCTATTTTGAGAAATTACAAGATCAACTAATCCTGCAGCTGATGGTGGGGATGTGAAAGATAAAGTCCCATCATCTATGATAGTTAGGTCATTGACTTCAATGCCACCGAGAGTAACTATATTAAGGTCTGTTTGAAATCCGGTCCCGGTAACGGTACAAGCAGTCCCTCCAGTAGTCGGACCGCTTGTTGGGTCAATGTCAGTGATTGTTAGTTCGGTGTATGTATAACCGCCAACAAGAGTAGCTGTAGCCATTATGCGTTCACCGATTTGATGACGGAGAAATTAATCACAAGCGCCTCTGATGATACAACAGCAGACGGAGTATAAGTCTGGATTTTGAAATTACCGGATCTAACGTTCACGACATTCAGTATATAATCGCCAGAAAATCCAATACCGGCCAGATTTGCAATGACAGTATCGGTAGATGACACTGCACTGTTATAAACGGTAAACGTTACAAACGTACCAGCAGTGGCGGTTGCTGATACGGTGGTGATTTGCCCACAAATAGCGTTGATAGTAACGGGAGTGGTTCTGTTCGTAGTTTGGGTGACAGACGAACCAGCACCGGTAGCATATCCTATGCCGGATGAACTGTTGGTTTTGATGGGGCCAGTACCACTAATGCTTTTATTACTTAAAGTTTCTGTCCCAGACAATGTGGCAAAATCGGCGTCACTGCAGGCTGTGTTGAATTGAGCGATAGTTCCAGTAACGGTATTAGTGGCTAGACTGATGGATTTATTAGTCAGTGTAGTGGAACTGGAATCAGTTATGAAATTTCCATCACTACAGGCTGTATTGAATTCAGCCAGAGTCCCTGTAAGTGTATTACTAGCAAGGTTGATGGTCTTGCCAATTAAGGTTTGGGTGTCATCGGTGGTGACTAAATCTTTACCAGCGGGAACAGTGGTGCCATTAAGAATGGTGGTCGATGTGCTGACCAATGCAGTAAAAGTTCCAGCCCCCGGAACATCAGATCCAATCGAACCAGGAGACGCTAATACCGCATTAACGATCTGATTGGGAGTGGCTTTTTGGGTAGTTCCCGAATGCACGATGGGGACCACATCGGTCCCCGGAGTAATCGTTGACGCTGCTGGTAGCTGTGATATTTTGATGTTAGCCATAACTTACTCGACGGGTGCAGGTTCTTCCGGCGCAGGTTCACCATCACGCTGCCGTGCAAGCCAAAGGTAAACACTTGCCAGCGCCACCCACACTTCACCGGCGGTCATCGTCTCTTCGGTCGGCTCAAACGTGGTCGGGTCGATGATCGGTATCTCAACAGTCGGATCACTCATCGCATAGGACAGACTGCCGACATAGCTGGAGATACTTTTGCCATCGGGCAGCACCGTCAGGTCTTCGTCGTGCAGTTCGATTCTCGGTGTTTCGGAATTGTAGATAACGCCATGACTCAGGCGCCGCCATTTGGAGATAGCGCCTTCGACTACGGTTTCTTGATAATTTGCCATGTCAGGTTCCTACTTTGATGGTGCCGCCGTCATTCCAGAGTATGCCTGCTCCGGGATTACTGGTAGGCAGGGTGATATAGGCGACACCGTTTTTTGTCACCTTGAATTTACTGACACCGCCGACTTGTAAATCAATCAACAATGATCCGGATGCTGATGCGGTATCCGTCACATTCATATTTATCGCAGTGAATGTCGTTCCCGCCGCATTCCACGTTTGCGCCAATCCAGAGGCAACGCCATTCTGGATAACGTAGGAGATTAAGTCCTTCGTCGTCGCTTTCTGGCTCAGACCACTGGAGCCAATGTGCGTAATTTCCGTACCATCAATAGTGGTGGATTTAGCAGTAAGGCCCGTGAGCCAGTCAATAAAACGTGTCATAGGTAATTCCTACTTGTTAATCTGTAATCTCAACGCCAAGCAGTTCTGCCAGCTTCAGCAACGATTCGCCGCATGGGTATTCACCGACATAGATTGATTCGTCGTCATCAGAAGAGCCGGAAAGCCCACCGATCTCTGGTTCCTCGAAACCCGCCTTGACGCACAGATTGAAGAATTGTTCTTTGTTCATTGTCATTGTCATTGTGCCAAGAGCAAATCTGAGCCGGCATCAGTAAGATACGGAACTGCGATTTTTGCGTATGGCGGTATTATTGGTGATCCATGACTTGCCATTGTGCGAGCCTCTCGCTCAGTCATATAGCACTCCCATTGATAATCTCCATCGTTTGCATCTCGATAAAGACTTATCCACGCTATCGGTTTTTCTATCACTTTCATTTACTGAGCCAAAAGTAATTGTTCGCCATCATCGGCGGTGAGCTGGTTGTTACTGCTGTCCAGCAAATAATCAGGTCTAGCGATGCCCGCCTTCCTTTCCATCCACCGGGCGAGCCTTGACTCCTGCACCGCACTCAGCCGCTGCGGCACGACAATCCAGGAATAGATGTCGGTACTCAGAGCCGGTAACTGGTAGGTCGTGCCCATGCTCTGGTTGTGCAGGGCGGACATGCCGACCGGGGTGGCGAAGTAGACGGAGCCAGAGGAGGCGTAGGCTTCTGAGGTCCAGTCGGTGACGCGCTGGTAGTCTGTGGCGGTGGAGCCGAGTTCAGCTTGTGGTCCTGCGTACAGTGTCTGTTTGTTGCTAGGTGTTATTGCTGGTATATCTGGGCCGTAAGGTGTTGCCGTATCCCGACTGCTAAAGCCGACATACGCACGATTGGTTGCAGTTGTCCCGGTGATAACGACTCTCACCCAGTCATCAGGTAAAAGCTGAATGGATGAACTGATATAGGTTGACGTTCCTGTTGTTCCAGTTGCTGTTATGGTCTTCCCAATAAGGTCAACAACAACACCAAATCCGTTCTCTCGGTTCGATCCGTTGACTTGAATATAGCGTCTTGATACGTACTTAAAATACCCGCTAACAGTGATAACGGGTTGTCCGGTGGTTGTATATACGCCTGAATTGTATATAGTCGCTGAGGATTGCGATAAACTTTCTGTAAACAGAGCCGCGCAAGATTGATTTAGCGGGGTACACCATTGACCAGTCGCTATTGATGCGAAGTTATGAACCCACTCGGCTCCAAACTCGGTATACCGAACCAGATTCCGCCGCACGTTAATACTCGGCAGCGAGACGGTCAGGGAGTCGGTGGCGTCGTGACGGGCTAGCGGCAGGCCGTTGGAGTCGAGTTGATAGGTCGGGCGATTGGCAGCGGTGGACTGTGTCGCGTTATTTCCCCACCCAGACAAGTCCGCAATCTTGCCAATCGTCTGCCCGCCCGTGGTCGTCGGGGTGACGCCGGTGTTTTCCTGCCAGATGTAGCCGGGTGTTGGCTCCAGCCATGCGCCTTGCAGCGCGGCGAAAATTTGTGACGGATTAAATGGAATGGAACCGGGGGGTTGGAACATCCCCAGTGATCGGTCAAACATTCCAAGTCTATTGAACATTATCCGTAATAAGAAACGTTGATCTTAGCAGAAGCAGTAACCTCAATAAACTTGAGATTTTCCAAATATCCGGTGTAAGGTAACGTTTCATCGGCAACTAACACCATTCCAACAGAAGCGGTGGGGTTAGTTCCGTCGTCGCGCCAACGTATGGATTGCGTTTCGGGACGAATTAATGCCAGCGTAGCTCCACGCGGAATAGTCAACCCAACAGCACTAGATAAACTAGTGATCTGCTGGTAACCCAAAGGACGAAGATTTCCAGGAGTTGCGGGTTGTGAACCGGGAACCCGGTTGCTAGGTTCATCAAACCATGCCATAAATCACCTATGATAGGAATTTGAGTTTGTACAGCGTGGACTGATAAAGCCCAACTATTTCATCAATTATGTTTTGAATGGAAGATTCATCGCTTAATTTCTTGCGATTCTTCTCGATCCATTCAAGATGGGATTTGAGAATGCTGTCAACGGATCCTGTTGCAGTATTCTTGACGTACGGAATCTGAATTAGCTTTCCTTCACATCCCTGGTAGGCTTCCGCCAGGGAATCAGCAAATTCAATGATGGCTGGGTAGAACGCACCCAAGGCCATGTGTTGCGCGTAAGAACGCGTCTTTAAATGTTCCC